AGGAAAAAAGAATTTATCAGGATATTGTTTAATAATTTTTAAATATTTTTTAAAATTTTCTTTACGGATATGAATCATGCTATCCAATCTTTTTAGTTGTGACATACCTAAAATTGCAGGTAACTCATGATTTCTAAAATTATATCCGTCTGTCATAAACAGAAAACTAGGAGGCAAGTTTGGATATTCATCTTGATATTTTTTAAAATATTCGGGAGATCCTTCTCTAGCTAGACCGTGACTTCTTTTTAATCTCATCAATTCATATAATTCTTGATTGTTTGTGGAAATCATTCCTCCCTCAACGGTAGTCATGTGATGGCCGAAATAAAAGCTAAAAGTTGCCCCTAAAGAATCTGAACCTCTTTTTTTGTTATTAGGATCGCAAACACCGTGTGATTCGCAAATGTCTTCTAGTATGAGCGCATCTGGAAATATTTCTTTGTATTTTTCTATTTCAGCATCTAAGCCCAACAGATGTGTGACAAATATTATTTTAATGTCTTTATGTTTATTTTTTAATTTTTTTAACTTTTCAACATCGTAACTAAAAGTTGATAAATCAATATCTGCAAAGATTGGTTTAAATCCAGTTTGAATTACTGGGGCAACGTTTGTGACCCATGTACACGCAGGAACTAAAACTTTATCCCCGTCTTTAAAATTATATAACTCTTTAATAGCAGATAATAATAATAAATTTGCTGTGCTGCCAGACGAAACAAATAAAGAATATTTAGAACCTAACCATTCATTCCACTGAGCCTCAAATAATTTTACTTTTTCTCCGTTAGTGAATTTTTTTGAAGTTAAAATGAACTTGATCATTTTAAATTTGTCTGGCCAAGTAATTGTATCTTTCATTAAAGGCCATTTTAGTATTGGTGGTTTATTGATCATGGTAACAAATTGCCGTATGGTTTATATAAATTTCCGAGTAGCCGCGAAGATGAAATTCTTCGCAAATAATTGAAGTATCGCAATCAAATTTTTTAAATCTTTCATTAAACCAGCCGTACCGTGCACCGTCCTGAAATGGTTTTGCATCAAATAAGCATACTCCGTTACATGTTGAATAATATTTTCCAAAAGGAGTAATATCCCAATCTTTATGTAATTTTCCTCTGTCTTCGTCGGCGTGTCTTCGTGTAGCCCAAACATCATATAATTTTCCGTTTGTTCCTTTTGAAACCATTGATACAATATCAACTTTTGTTAAATTATATGTTTCTTGAAAATTTAAAATTTTTTCAACATCTTGTAGATCAAATCTCATATCGGATTCAATATCTAATATATGATCTACATTGTTAAGAAAATTTTTTGCTTCGATTGCTTTATTTCTTGCTGCTGCTAAATTTTTTACACGCTGTTCATCTTTAACAGAATGAAAAAATTCTGTTCCTATATTTTCGCAGATAATAGAAAAATCTTTAGCGAAGGACCAATCTAAATTATTCAATTTAATTTTGGTATCATCAGTTGAATCGTTTTCATACAAAGAAATATAAAAATTATAATTAGGAAAATGCTCAACTATTGATTTTATTTGAGAATAATATTGTTCTATTTTTTGACTAGAATTTCTAAAAATAGTGTATATCAAAATGTTTTTCATGAACTATTTATAAAATAAATATTTGGCATTTTAAGGATTAGAATATGTGGGTATTAGCAAGTCGCGGAAGACCAAAGAACCTAAAACGGTTTATTAAATGCTGGAAAGAAACTAAAGGATCAACTCCAGTTTATATTAGATTAGATGAATGCGATCCAGAAATTGAAAATTATAAAAAATTAAATTATCCAAAAGAATTTCATGTTGTAATAGAATCTCGAGCCAGGTTAGGACGGGCAATGAACGAGATGGTTGAAAGGTATCCAAACGAACCGTGGTATGGATTACTAGCAGACGATTTAATCCCACAAACTCAAAATTGGGATCAAAAACTTGTAATTGCTGCTTCTAATAATTTTATATCTCAATGTAATGATTTAACAAGAAAGCCACAAAACTGCTGTCATCCTTGTATAGGGGGAGATTTGATAAGAAAAATTGGATGGTTTGCTTTACCTGTATGCACCCATTATTGTGTTGAACTTCCTTGGAAAGAGCTTACTAAAAGAAATCCAGAAATTTTAAAATATCTTTCAGATGTAGTTGTTGAACATGCGCATTATCGATTTGACAAAGCTGAATTGGACAACACATACAAAGAGTTAAAAACTTTAAAACATCCTGACCACGAAATTTGGGATCAATGGAAATTACAACATCTTGACGAATTTTGTATCAAGGCGTTGAGCTAAAAAACAACTCAATATTTCTATCTTTATTATTGATGTTGTTAACTTGTTTTAATAATTCTAAATCAATTCCTAGACTAGACGCTTCTGTTTGAATAGCACTAATATCTTTTGGAAAGCATATGCCACCCCAACCAAATTTTCCATCTGGTCCGGGAACATTTAAATGTGTATAACCAATTCGATCATCATAAATGGTTAGATCTTTTAACGATTCAAAACTTACATTCTCTGCCTTTGCTAACTTATAAAATTCATTCATAAATGTTACCTTAGTGGCAAGGTACGCATTCATCATATACTTGTATAAGGCAGCAGACTTAATATCAGTAACTAAAAATTGCCTGTGGACTAGAGGAACACCTGATCGAATAACATCTCTAGCAGTAACACATAATTCTCCGTTACCGCCTAGAATAAAATATCTACTATTTTGATAATCGGCGCTAGCATTAGCCGCAGTTAAAAATTCTGGGCAATGAATTATTGAAGGATATTCTTTTAAAAGTTGATTGTATATGCTAGGAGTTGCTGTCGATTTGCATATTAACGGTATTTTTTCGCTAATGCCTGCATTATATAATTCTTTTAAAACCTGTTCAAGAATAGAGGCATCACAACTACCATTGTCTAAAGCTGGAGTTGGAACACAAATAAAGATTCCGTCGCAATCTAAGAATTTTTCATAGTCGGCACTATCTTCAAATTTTGGATCTCGAACTACTCTTTCATCATTACGATGTGCCCAATAAATTGCTTCTCCAACAAAACCTAGACCAATAATTCCTATTTTCATAGAGTAGCATCTTCCAGGCCAGCTGTTCTTAATTTAACAATGTTAGATAATTGCCATTGCTTGATGTCAAGACCTTTAATGATACCTAACCATTTGTTACGTAGCAAAGCAAAGTCATTGATAATTTTTTCAAAGTCTACAACGTCGGCTTCGCCCTCTACAAATTTTTCACAATCTCTAGAGGACAAAGCACGTTGATAGTTTTCAAGGTACTTACGAAAATGTTGACTTCGAAGTCTACGAAGTTCAATATTAAGATATTCGAGAATTGCTTCAATTTCTTGAAGCTGATTGAATCGATTTTCAACAATGCCGGGCATACTGGCAGCGGCCTTTTCAATATTTCCCGCTATGCGAGCATCATTCTTTGCTGCCAATAATTCAGCCTCATAGTATGCCACTGCATCAGGGATATTTGAGATGTCCTTTGAAACTCGATCATACCAATTCATTTAATCCTCATCTTCGTAATATTCATCTTCTTCTTCGATCTCTTCGCCATCAATAGCATATTCAATAGCTGTGTCTAAATATGGATCTACGCCTAGTAGACTATCTAAAACACTTTCTTTAATACCATAATCTAACAATGTGTTAACAAAGTCAGCGGCAACGTCTTTGCGTTGTTTTTCAGGAATATGCTCTACAACAATTGACCATAAATCTGCAATTAAATCTTCTTTCATTCTACGCTCTCCGGTTGGGATTCAATATTTGTAGTTATCTCAGAAACGGATTTTTCACCGTTTTTGATGATGTCGGACATAATTGCATCTAGCCCACCGTTTTCGTTTCTTTCCCAAGCCTTGCGGAATTGTTTGATAATTTCGCCATCGGCTGTTGTGTATACAAGGCTATTTCCTTCTTTCTTTAGAAGACCTTTTTCTTCTGCCAGATCTACCATTCCGCTATACGGATTCATACCTGTTTCATAAGGAATCTTTACCTGTACACTTTCAAAAGGTTTTGCATAACGTGTTTTCATAATCTTACAAGCTGCACGAATACCTTTAACTTCTGAAATCTTGTTGCCGTCTTCGTCTTCTTTCAACTTTAACTTACGCATAGCAACAACAATAGAGCTTGCGTAGATAAAACCTTGTCCTCCACTGATTTTGTCATCTGGATCAAACATATCTTGACTTGCGTATGTGTGGTTAGTAGCAACTAAACCAATGTTTAAACTACCAAACATATTAACACAATTACGAACAAGTGCTGTAAGTGCTTTAGGTTTACGGCCCATGTCGCCTTTTAAATCGCCTGCTTCGAACTGATTAACATCTGTAGGAGTTAACAACATACCTAGTGAATCAAGTACAAACAGAACCTTAGGACGGCTATCTTCAGGCATTGCTTTATATTCAGCAACAAATTCTGTAATAGTTTTTGCTACATCGTCAATCATTGCCATATTAAGTTTAAGCAACTTATCTTCGCTAGTATCAACACCAAGTGCTTTTAACCAATCTTCATCGAGAGCATTTTCTGTATCGATTAGGATTGGATAAATTCCTTGTGCCTGTGCTGCCTTAATAAGGTTACCTGAACAGATATATGATTTACCTGCGCCAGATTCACCGGCGAATACCGTAACTTTACCTAGCGGTACACCTTTATTAAAATCACCGCTAATCAAATAATTGAGAGCGTAGTTACCTGTTGAGATCCAATCAGTAGGATCATTAAAGCCAATTGACAAGCCTTCAATAGACTTTGTAATTGACTTTCTAAATTTAGAAATATCAAATGCTTTTGCCATATTATGTTCCCTGTAGTGGTAAGAGAGTGCGGGTATTGCCCACACTCTTTACTTTATTATTATTGACTTTGACGAGCGCGAATCTTGGCAAGAATGTCTTGCGCACGACTAGCACCTTCTGCTGCCGGAGCACTTGCTACAGGAGTAGACTGAGCTGCCGGAGCACTTGCTACAGGAGTAGGTTCTTCGTCAACTTCTTCAGCAGGAGCACTTGAGCGAGCTTTGTTAGGATCGCCTGTTGCAGCACCCATGCCTGCTGGTTTGAAGTATTGACCCCAACGGTCCATGTCATATGCTTCGCCATTAACTGATGCTTCAAACATTTCTTTCATAACCTTAAGCTCAACATCGGTTGGCTTCTTAGGCAAGAAGTCTGACAAGTTAAACAAACCATGGGTATCAACTGCGGATTTTTCTGCATCGGTTAGAGCACGTTCACGACGGCTCCACTTACTTGTAGAATAATCAGCAAAACCACCTTTGCTTGTTTTTGCGATACGGAAATCTACACCGCGGAGGTAATCAGTTGGTAGTTCTTCCAACTCTGGGTCCATTAGTGCTGAACGAATGATTTGATAGATTTGAGGACCGATGATGAATCTGCGAATTGGATTCTCTGGTGTTTTTTCTTCTTTGAGAGCATCTTCAACAACAAAGCCTTGGAAGATATATGAACGCTTTTTCCAATATTTACGACCCATATCCTCTAATGATTTGTCTTTAAACCAACCACGCACTTCTGAAAGGATTGGACATACGGAACCATCGTTATACATTTCAACACAGGGAACCTGTACTTGAACTTTACGTGAATCGGTTTCGCCTTTAATTCCTGCGAATTCCAATTTGATCATTGCACGTTCAACCCAGAAAAATGTGTTGTTAGAATTGCCATCTGGTAGGAAACGAACTACGGCTTCCTTGCCTTCTTGCATGTTCCAATGTGGGTAAATTGCGTTGTCGCCGCCGCTTGATGTTTGTCCTGTGGACTTTGATTGTGCTTCTTGAAGTTTAGCACGAATTTCTGCTAATGTTGCCATTTTATAGCCTCCTTATGCCTTTAATGTAAATGACTTTATGCCTATCGCATAACAACTATTATGCGCTTTTTATTTAGCAAGATCAAGTCCTTTCTAAAAATTTATTTCACCAAAAAAAATC